AAACAAAAACAAAAATTAGATACAAATAAATATAAACAAATTTATTTACTAAATAAAATTCATAAAATTTTTAAAGATAAACATTCAGATAATTTCTATATAAAAATATTACATTATTTGGGATATGACCAATTTGAAGGTATATTAAATGAATTTATAGAAAATAATAAAAATAAAAATTTTGATAATATTTCTGCTGTTTTTACTAAATATTTAAAAGAAAATTATTCTAATTTAACTAAATATTTAAATGAAAAAGACATCTAATTACGTTTTTAAATAAACTTTAAAGGTGCTTTAAATGACTTTGATTGAATTATAATTAAAAAAACAAGCCAATGTATATTAAAGGTTTAAATAGTTTAAATAAACGCAAGTTTAAAAATTTGGTTTGTTTGGGTTGAAATATAAATTACAGGGGATAAAATGGGAAAAAATATAGCAAAAATAATGAAGAAAAAATAAAAGAACGAACTAAACAACATTATATTGATAATAAGGGGGAATTAAATGTATACAGATTTTAATATTAATAATATGGATTTTAACGAAGCTATAACAAGATTTTCTAAAGTAAGCATAAAAGATTTGAATACTTTAGATATAGATAACGACCCAATACCGAAACCATTTATAAAATGGGTTGGTGGAAAAAGAAGTATTATAGATAGTTTATTGTCAAATATACCTCAAAATTTTAATAATTATTATGAGCCTTTTTTAGGTGGTGGGGCTTTATTATATAGAATTTATTCAAAAGCTAAAAATTGTTATATATCAGATATTAATTTTGAACTTATTATTGCATATAAAGCTATAAAACAAAATCTTAATGAATTAATACAAATACTTGAAATGCACAAGCAAAATCATAGTAGAGAATATTATAATAAAATAAGATCTAAACATACATTACAAAATCTTATAGAAATTACAGGGCGTTTTATATATTTAAATAAAACTTGTTTTAATGGGTTATATAGAGTAAACAAAAAAGGTGAGTTTAACTCGCCTATTGGAAGTTATAAAAATCTCAATATATTAGATTTAGAAAACTTAAAAGCATGTAACAAAATATTTCAAAAAATAGATATTAAATTACAACAATTTAATCAAATAAACCCTAAAGAAAATGATTTTGTATATATTGATCCTCCATATCATCCAACAAATAATACTTCATTTACAAGTTATACAAGCAATGGCTTTACAGAAAAAGATCAAATCAGTTTAAGAGATTTTACTATTGAACTTACTAAAAAAAATGTAAAAATAATGCTTTCAAATTCAAATACTAATTTTATAAATGATTTATATAAATCTAAAATTTTTAATATAATCACAGTTGAAGCTCCAAGATTTGTGAATTGTAAATCAGACAAAAGAAATCCAATAAAAGAAGTTTTAATAAGGAATTACAAATAATGACGAGTAAAAAATGGTTAATTAATTTAACGAAAATAGAAAAAGGTGTAATTATGAAACAATTAAAATTTTTTGATTTTAATGAAAAAACAGGTACTAATTTTAATATTGGAGATAAAGTAAAATTAAATCAACGATATTTTGATGAGGGATTAGCATTATTCGGAAATACATTAAAATATCCTAAAAACAAAAAACATTATTTTGAAGTAAAAAAATGTGTTGCTATAAAAGGCAATCCTGATTTAATTTATATTGACGATAAACAATATAAAAAGATTGAAGTGATTGCAGCTTGTTTTTTACAAAAAATATTATAAAAAGTTGACAAAATAACGAATATATTTTTATAATAGAAGTAATTAAGTATAATTTTTTAATGGATGAGGTAAATGAAAAAAAAAAAAAAAATAGTGGGTAGACCCGCATTATTTAAAACAGTTGAAAAATTACAAAACAAAATAAAAGAGTATTTTTTAGACTGTCCAGATAAAAGGACATATGTATATGAGGGAAAAACTTTTAATATACCTTGTCCTACTATTACTGGGTTAGCTTATTATTTAGGATTTGAAAGTAGACAATCTTTTTATGATTATGAAGAAAAACCTAAATTTACTTACACTATAAAAAGAGCAAGGTTATTTATAGAAAAAGAATATGAAATGTTATTGCAAGGTTCTAACGTTACGGGACCAATATTTGCATTAAAAAATTTTGGGTGGAAAGATAAAAGTGTGATTGAAGCTAATGTTTCTTTAAGTCTTTCAAATGAATTGCAGAAAAGAAGAGAAAATGTGATTAAACATAGAAAGAGCAACTGATAGGATCGTATATTTAGAAAATAAATTGTATAGTCAAATAAAGATGCAGAGGAATAATGAAAAATAAAAATAAACTTTCACAAATTTTTAAATTGATTGAAGAAAAGAATGATTTTAATGAAGAAATTAAAATTTGCGGCAATGTAAAAGTTGTGATTAATTATTTTAAAGGCGGGATTGCTGATGCTACTATTGATATTTTATTAAAAGATAAGATGAAATATAATGGTTAAAAATGAATAAAAATTAGGACAATTTTAAAATACTTTAATAAGACGATTTTAAAAAGCCTATATTGATGATACTACTACAGTATTGTTGATATAGGTTTTTTTTTGTTTAAAAAAGGTGTCTATGTATAACATTCAAAACGATAAAGAATTAATAAAAGATATAGCAAGTTTTTCTAAAAAACCTTTATCTTTTGTTTTATATGCTTTCCCATGGGGTAATGGAGCATTAGAGGGTAAACAAGTTGAGCCATGGCAAAAAGAATTATTAAAAAAAATAGAAGATGGTCTTTTAAATATAAATGAAGCTATTCAAATTGCAATAGCATCTGGTCATGGAATTGGAAAAAGTACTTTTGTTGCATGGATTATATTATGGTCGTTATGCACTTTTGAAGATACAAAAGGAATAGTTTCTGCTAATACTGAAACTCAATTAAAAACTAAAACATGGTCAGAACTAGCTAAATGGTATCGGCTTTGTATTTGTAAACATTGGTTTGAGATGACAGCTACGGCATTATATTCAAAAGATAAAGAACATGAAAAGACATGGCGTTTTGATATGATTGCTTGGAGTGAACGTAATACTGAGTCTTTTGCAGGGTTGCATAATAAAGGCAAAAGAATTGTTTTAATTTTTGACGAAGCCAGTGCTATCCCTGATATGATTTGGGAAGTTGCAGAGGGTGCTTTAACTGATAAAGAAACAGAAATATTATGGTTAGTATTTGGTAATCCTACACGAAATACAGGAAGATTTAAAGAGTGTTTTGTTAAATATAGACATCGTTGGCATAATCAACAAATAGATAGTAGAACAGTTTCTTTTACAAATAAAGAACAATTAGATAAATGGATTACAGATTATGGTGATCATAGTGATTTTGTAAAAGTAAGAATAAAAGGACAATTTCCAAATGTCGGAGATAGACAATTTATATCTTCAGAATATGTTGACAATGCTAGGGGACAGCATTTAAAAGAACATGCGTATAATTTTGCACCATCTATTATAGGAGTTGATCCTGCATGGAGTGGAGAGGATGAAGTAATAATTTTTTGGAGACAAGGGAATGCTAGTAAACTATTAGCTGTTTATAAAAAAAATGAGGATGATTTTGTATTAGCTAATCAAGTTAGTAGATTTGAGAATGAATATAAAGCAGATTGTGTTTTTATTGATTTTGGATATGGTACCGGTTTATATTCGGCAGGTAAACAATTAGGTCGTAAATGGGTATTAGTACCATTTGGTGGTGCTTCTACTGATATACAATACTTAAACAAAAGAGTAGAGATGTGGGGCTTACTGAAAGATTGGTTGAGAAATGGTGGTGTTATTCCTGATGACAATGTTTTATGTCAAGAATTAATAAGTCCAGAATATCAAATTGTAGCAACTGGAGTAAATGCAGGTAAAATTGTATTAGAAAGTAAAAAAGATATGAAAAAAAGAGGAGTCCCATCTCCTAATAGAGCAGATGCATTAGCTTTAACTTTTGCTATGCCAGTTCGCAAAAAAACAAGAAATATAGCAGTTAAAAAAATAAACATAAAGGAAGATTATGTATATCTCCCAAAAACCAAAAATAATAGTTCTAGGCGTAGTGGAAAATCTTATCATTTTGGGAGGGCGTTGTCCTGATTTTAAAGAAACTTGGAATTTTATAAAAAATGAATATTTAAATTTTTTTAGTGATATTGATGGGATATATGATAAAGAAACTTTTAAGAAATTTTATGATACAAGAATAGTAGATGTTGCCGTAGCAAGAAATAAAGATGGAAAAATTGTATGTGCATCATATGTTTTAGCAAATGGCTATAAAAGTTTAATATTTTCGGCATATAGTGATATAGAATATAGAAATCCAAAATATTCTATTCCATCTGCTAAATTAGCCTTACAATATTTTTTTAAAAAATATGATTGTAATAGAATAGATATTTTAGGTCGAAATGATAATAGAGTATCTAGGTTGATTAGTACTAAGTTAGGATTTAAAAGAATAGGGATTATTCCTAAATGTTTACCACATAACGATATAGTAAAAGATTATTATTATTCTACAATTTTAAAAGAGGAGGGATAAAGAATGGGAGGAGTTGCTAAAAGTATTGCTAAAAAAACAGTAAAACCTATTACTGAGAAAGTAGTAGATACTACAAAAAGTATAACGAATGTATTATATGACCAAGAAATTTATAAAGATGATAAAAATGAAAATGAAAATGAAAATGAAAATGTAGAAAATTTTGATCCAACAGTTTCTCAATATGGAGAAGGCTATAATTTAACTACGGAAGCGGCTAAAAGACGTAAACAATTATTAGCTTTGCAACGTGGTTTTCAATCTACAATTAGAGCAAACCGGAATACTAGCGAAAATAATAATTTTTTAAAACCAGCTATCCAAACTGGGAAATTAAAGTTAGGACAATAAATGAAAAATATAGATAAAAAACAAGAAATAGAAAAAAAATTCAATGCTATGAAAAATGAGGCTAATGTATGGGAAGCTAGTTGGAAAGAGTTAGCAACATGGATAAGGCCAACTCGTGGACAATTTGAGGGCGATATAGTTAATGATGGATCTCTATTGGATTATAAAAATGAATTATTAAATAATACACCTCAAATAGCAGTTAGAACTTTTGCAAGTGGTATGTTATCTGGAATGACTAGCCCTGCTCGTAAATGGTTTAAGTTAGAGGTAGAAGATAAAGAAATTAATGAAATTGAAGAAGTAAAATTATGGCTTGAAAAAGTTGAAGAAATACTTCGGGATATATTTTCTAAAACGAATGTGTATGGTGCATTATATATTTTATATGAAGAAATTGGTATATTTGGAACGGCAATTATAATTTTAGAAAAAGATATTGAAAATGTGATTAATGTGAGAAATTTAACAGCTGGTCAATATTATTTAGCAAATGATGAGAAAGGCAAAGTAAATACTTTTGCTCGTGAATTCTCAATGACAGTAGCACAAATTGTAGATAAATTTGGTTATGAAAATGTAAGTGTGGATATTAAAGTTTCATATGATAATAATGAATTACAAATAAAAAAAACTATCAGACAATTAATTTGTCCTAATCGTAATAGAAATATTAATAAAATAGATAATTTGAATATGCCTTTTGCATCCTATTATTTTGAAAAAGGAAGTGATACAGAAAAATTTTTGAGAATATCTGGGTATAAAATATTCCCTATATTAGCACCACGTTGGGGATTAACTACAACAGCAGATATTTATGGTAAAGATAGTCCGGGGTGGGAAAGTTTAGGTGATGTTAAAATGTTGCAAGATATAGAAAAAGATGAAATTTGGGGTGTAGAACAAAGTATCAACCCCCCTAAATTAATGGATGATAGTATTGAAGAATTTGATTTTAGCCCGGGCGGTGTAACTCGATTTAATTCTTTAAATCCAAATACGGCCGGTGTAAGGAATTTAGATATTTCAGGAGTAGATATATCTAAAATAGAAAAAAAAATTCAAAACACTCAAAATAGAATAGGAACAACTTGGTATGCAAACTTGTTTTTAATGCTTTCAAGTATGGATGATACAAGAAAGACGGCTACTGAAATTATACAAAGAGAAGAAGAAAAATTGTTAGTTTTAGCACCAGCTTTAGAACGAATTAATAATGAAGGTATTACTCCTTTAATAGATTATACATTCCAAGCATTACTTGATTTTGATTTATTAGAAGAACCGCCTGAAGAATTACAAGGTAAAAATTTAAAAATTGAATATATATCTACCATTGCACAAGCTCAAAAAATGATTGGAACAAAAACTATAGAACAATTAATAGCTTTTGCTGGGAATATCGTTGCTGTCGCACCAGACGTATTGGATAATTTAGATTTAGATGAAGTGATTAAATTATATGGTAATAAATTAGGAACATCTCCTAAAATTATGAGAAGTAAAGAAGCGGTTGCCGCAATACGAGATGCTAGAGCTAAACAACAGCAACAGATACAACAACAAGAACAAGCTATGAATATGGTGCAAGGAGCGAAAGTATTATCGGAGACTGAAATTCAAGACAATACAGCGTTAGGTCAATTAGTAGGAGAATAAATATGGAGAATTCTTATAAATCTTTATTAAAACAAAAAAAAAGTGAAAAGACTAAAGAATTAGAAAAAGAAATAAAGTTAAAAAAAAATAGAGAACAAGAAGATTTAAAAAAAATTTTTGCTACTTCTTATGGTCGTAGATTTCTTTGGAAATTAATAAATGAAGAATGTAAGTTATATGAAACTGGGTTTAATAGAGAATATGCCGTTATGAGTTATAATGCTGGTAAAAGAGAACTAGGATTAAAGTTAAGAGAAAAAATAATAGAAATTGCACCCACAGGATTAGAAAAAATGGCACTTGAATTTAATAGTGAAAAATTAAAAATTAAAAATTAAAAATAATAATAGGAGGATTTATGAATGATGTTATAAATACTACTGATGTTTCGGTAGATGATGGGAATATTGATAATACTAAAGTTGATAGTCCTAGTAATGAACCAGCAGTAGAAAATACGGATACAGATAATAAAGATACAACTATTAAAGAAGCAGTTAATCCTTTAACTGATACTAAAGAAGAAAAAATAGATGTAAAAGATGAAAATAAATCTGAATCTAAAAAAGAAATTGAGAAAATAGAGTATAAAGATTTTACTCTACCTGAAGGATTAGAATTAGATAACGAATTGTTAGATAGTTTTAAACCAATAGCACAGGAACTTAATTTATCACAAGAACAAGCTCAAAAACTAGTAGATATGCAAACTGAACATTTACAAAAAATAAATATTAATTCACAAAATGAATTTAATAGAACAGTTGAAGATTTAAAAACGCAAACAAAGGAAATGTTAGGTAGTGATTTTGAAAAAGAAATGTCTTATGCAGCAAAATCTCTAGCACAATTATTGCCTGATAAAAAAGAACAAATAGAATTTAAAAAAATTTTAGAAGGTTCCGGATTAGGTAATCATCCTTTATTAGTAAAAACATTTATTAATGCAGGGAAATTGATTAGTGAAGATAATTTTGTTGTAGGTGGGGCAGCAAGTAATTCTAAAACAAGACTATATAAAAATAGTGATATGAAAGTTTAAAAATATAATAGGAGAATTAAAAAATGGCTACAATAGGTAAAAAATATAATTTATTAGATATTGCTCGTGCAACTGATCCTGATGGGATGATTGCGAAAGTAGTAGAACATATGAGTGAAGTTAATGAAATAATGGATGACATAACATATCTCCAAGGTAATTTGCCAACAGGACATCAAACAACTGTTAGAACTGGTTTACCGATAATTTCTTGGAGAAAACTTAATTATGGTGTAGTCCAATCAAAATCAACAAAACAAAAAATAACTGAAACTTGTGGAATGTTGGAGGCTTTTTCTGAAATAGATTGTGCAGAAGCGGATTTGAATGGAAACACAGAGGCTTTTAGATTTAGTGAAGATAAAGCATTTATTGAAGCTATGAATCAAGAAATGACAGATACTTTATTTCATGGTGACGTAACAGTAGATAGTAAAAAATTCACAGGCTTCGCAGCTAGATTAAATACTTTATCAACTGATATTACAAAAATTGGATACCAAATTGTTGATGCTGGGGGAACTGGAAGTGATAATGCGTCTATATATCTTGCGGGATGGAGTCCTGAAACTGTAACATGTATATATCCAAAAGGATCAAACGTCGGATTATTCACAGAAGATCTAGGAAAATTAAAAGTTTATGATGAAAATAATAATCCATATATGGCATATTCTTCACGCTATAAATGGGATTTAGGCTTATGTGTAAAAGATTGGAAATATATATCTAGAGTTGCCAATATTGATGTGTCTGATTTAAAAACAGCTGGCACAACTAGTGACATCGCACCTCCATTGTTAAATTATTTAACAGTAGCAGTGTCAAGAATTAAAAGTTTAACTAATTGTAGCCCTGCATTTTATATGAATAGAACTATTTTAACATATTTAAAAATATTAATGAGAAATGCAACAAATATTAATTTAACTATGGGTGATTACATGGATAGAAAATTTGTTTTATTTTTTGATGGTATACCATGTAGACAAATAGATGAAAGTATTTTAACTAATGCAGAATCAAGAATAACAGCTTAAATAATGAAAATTAATAAAAAGGAGAAATTTAAATGTATATAGATAAAGATTTAGAATATTCAATCGCTCAAGCAATTACAACAGGAACAGAAGTATCAACAAATGTTGAAGATCATGGAGCAGCTGGGAATGCTTACACTAATGATTTATTTTTATTTTTAAAGGTTGTTGCTGCTTTCACGGATGGCACCTCTTTACAGGTTGATTTTCAAACTTGTGAAGAACCTACATATGCTTCCCCAACTGTACTGCTTTCAACTGGGGTAATTCTTGAAGCGGCTCTTACTGAAAACACAATTATTTTTAAAGCAAGGATACCTTTAGGCTTGTTAAAGTATTCAAGGATAGTATATACGACTGTGGGGACTCATAGTACGGGTACAATAAACGCACAATTAGTTAGTGATGTTGAATATCAACAATAAGGAGAATATATGAATAGTATTTTTAAAGCAAATAAATATAGCTTTGGCTTTAAAAAAAAAAAGTGGGCTTTAGACGAACAAGTAGTGCAAGAAATAACTAAAAAAGAATATTTTGATATGGCAGAGAAAAATCATTTTAATCCTGTTAATGAAAAAGCAAAAGCTATAGTTAAAGAATTTGAATTATTTTTAGAGAATCAGGAAGAGAATCAGGAAGAGAATCAGGAAGAGAATCAGGAAGAGAATCAGGAAGAGAATCAGGAAGAGGAAGCAACTAATTTGAACGATTTACAAAAAGAATTTTTTATAAAATTTGACAAAAATGTGCCAGTCAATAAAAAAAATAATAAAGATTGGATTAAACAAGCATTGGCGAAAAAGAAAGTTTAAATTAGAAGAAGTAAAATATATCATAGTTCTTAATTATTTAAAGAGGGAGGGGAGCAGTATAACTCCCCTCTTGAGTAGGTAAAAATATGTTTATTTATGTTTCGTCTATATTTGATAATTGTGATATTATAAATATTAATCATATTAAATCTATAAAATTTGACTCCGATAATTTTAAAATAATAATTAATTTTATAGATGGGACTTCTTTAAGTACAAAAGATAATGAAAAATATTCTTTAAAAAATAAAAAGCTTTATTATCACCATAATTGTTCTAGTCTACAACAATCATTAGCAGACAAAAATGTATATTATTATGTAGATAAAAATTAGGAGTATATAGATGATTTCAGATGTAGAAATTTGTAATAAAGCATTAATAAAAATAGGACAGAATACTATTACATCTTTAACTGAAAACAATACCACAGCTCGTACGTGTAATATTATTTATTCAGATTCACGAGATGCAGTTTTAAGAGATCATACATGGTCGTTTGCTAGAAAAATAATTTCTTTAAATGTATTAGCAAATGAAGAAGTTATTAATTGGGATTATTTATATGTATATCCGCCGACATGTTTATTTATTATTAAAATTTTTAATGAAACGGATTTAGATACAAATAATTATAAAGAATTATTATCACCTATTACAGATACTAAAGTTATTGCATCAAATTTAGAAGAAGCTTATATTGAATATATTATGAAAATTTTAAATCCAAATTTATTTGATAGTTTATTTATTAATGCATTAGTTCATAAATTAGCCTCTGAATTATCAATGCGTATAACTGGTAATCAAACTTTATCAAATAATTTATTACAAACTTATAGTATTGTATTAAGCGAAGCCAAAAAAAAAGATGCACAAGAAAAAAATATTAAAGTTATCAAAAAATCTTCATATAGAGAGGCACGTTAATTATGACAACTAGTAAAATCCAACCTAGTTTTGCGGCAGGAGAATTATCTCCTAGTTTTTGGTCTCGGGTTGATCTTGCTATATATCAAATAGGATTGAAAATTTGTAAAAATTTTTTAGTTCATTTAAGCGGTGGCGTTAGTAGAAGAACAGGAACTCAATTTATAGCAAATGCAAAATTTGATGATAAAAAAGTTAAATTAGTTCCTTTTGAAGTTTCAAAGACAGATAGTTATTTAATAGAATTTGGAAATTATTATTGTAGATTTTATAAAAATAAAGCACAACTTGAAAATTTAGGAAGTCCATATGAAATAGTGTCTCCTTATTCTGAATCAGATGTAGAAAATATTAAGTTTGTTCAATCTGCGGATGTTTTATTTATTACGCATCCTAATCATCCACCTTATGAATTAGCTAGATATGGAGATATTAATTGGACTTTAACAACTTTTGATTATGAGATTCCTCCTTTTATGCTTTCAAATCAAAATTCAACACATAAATTAAATGTAAGTGCATTATTTGGTGCTACAGTTAATCTAACCTCTAGTTTATCTTTTTTTGAAAGTGGACATGTGGGTTCTTATTTTAAAATATATCATGATATAGATGGACAAGCCATTAATTTATCTATTAGTGGGGTTACTAATTCTTCCTATATTTATTGTAAAGGAAATTGGAGATTTAAAACAATAGGAACAACATGTGCTTTAACTGTAAGAGTTGAAAAATCATATAATTTTGGAAGCACTTGGAGTGTAATAAAAACATATATTTTGGTAAATGATGAAATAAATGATTTTGGCGTGGAGGATGATTTTTGTGTAATAAGAATAAATGTATCAGCTTATACAAGTGGATCAATAAATGCTATGTTAACAAGTGATCCGTTTTCCCATGCTGGAATTATTAAAATAAATTCAGTTACAAACCCTTTATTAGCAATCGGTACAGTAATTACTTCCTTTGCTTCTACAAATTTAAGTGATGATTGGGCAGAAAGTTCATGGTCTACTTTAAAAGGTTTCCCCACATGTTTATCTTTTTATCAAGAAAGATTATGTTTTGCTTCAACTTTTACGCAACCCCAAACAATTTGGATGTCAAGAACTGGGAATTATTATAATTTTGATGTTAATGATAATTTATTAGATACAGATAGAATAAGTATTGATTTGATTAGTAGAAAAGTAAATACTATTAATGATTTAATTTTATTAAATAATATAATTGGTTTAACTACTGCTAGTGAATGGCAAATCGGTGCAGCTGATGGGGGTAGTATTACCCCTACAAATGTAAGTGCTAATATTCAAGGACATCGTGGAGCTTCTAAAATCACACCCGTTACAGTTGGGAATAAAATAATTTATATTCAACCATCCGGGTCTATAATTAGAGATTTAGGGTATGATTATAATTCCAATACTTTTACAGGTAATAATTTAAGTGTATTATCTCAACATTTATTTGAAGGATATACAATAATAGATATAGATTATCAACAAGAACCCGATAGTATTATATGGATGACTCGTAGTGATGGAATTTTAATTTCAATGACTTATTTAAAAGAACAAGAAGTCTTAGCATTTGCAAGACACGAAACCGATGGGATATTTGAAAATGTTGCAGTTGTAAATACTGAAATAGGTGATGAAGTTTGGGTATCTGTATTAAGAGATAGTAAAAGATTTATTGAAGTATTTGAAAAAAGGTATACGGATGAAACTGACCAATGGTATTTAGATAATGCTCTTAAATATGATGGAGTAGCAACTGACACCATAACAGGTTTAGATCATTTAGACGGCAAAACGGTTTATGTTTTAGGCGATGGGAATGTAATAAAAACTTTAAATGATGAAGCACAAACTCCGTTAGTAGTGACAGCTGGTGAATTGACTTTACCATATGAAGTAGAAAAAGCAATTATAGGATTACCTTTTACGAGTGAATTTGAAACATTGCCTATAGATTTAAGTTTACAATCTGGGACATTACAAGATAAAAAGATTAGAGCGGCACAGGCAACTTTTATATTTGAAAATAGTCGTGGAGGGAAATATGGGGATAGAGATGTTGAAAATTATGATGAAGTAATAGATGAAAGGTTATTTATGGATTTGCCTATAGATTTATTTAGTGGAAGAAAAAAATTAGTCTTAAATTCTAGTTGGGGAATAGGAAAAACATTGTTTTTTAAACAAGAAGATCCATTGCCAACAACTATTTTAGCAGTAATACCAAAAATAACGATTGGGGGATAATAAATATGGGTGTAGCATCTACAATATTAGGAATTGGAGCAGGTTTATTAGGATCCTATGGAACTTATAAGAGTGGTGAAGCACGAAATGATTATTATCAATATTTAGCTACCGAAAATGAAGCCCAAGCTCAAGAAGTAATAAAAACAGCTAAAACACAACAAGGTTTAATTTATAATGCAGCAGCTAGAACTACAGAACAAGTACGTGAAAATTTAGATATTATAAGTGCAAAGCAAAAAACAGCATTGGCATCTAATAATATTGCTTTATCATCCGGCACAGCCGAAGATATAGCAAGAAGTAGTTTTGCTCAAGAAAATAAAGATGAAATGGCAATACGATATAATGCAAATTTATCAGCATGGGATACCTTAAAAAGTGCAGAACAATCAAAATTAAATTTATTATCTCAGGCAAAAGGTTATAGATTAGCTGGTAAAAGTGAAAAAAAAGCTAGTGGATTAAATATTTTTTCTTCTTTATTAGGAACAGCAAGTGAGTTTATAGGATAAAATAGGAGTTGTAAAATGCCAAGAGTTCCCGAATATAAAAAACAAGTTAAAATTATAACACCTAGTATTTCAACTCCTATTGTTAAAACTGGACAACCACCAGAAGCCTTTGGAGCTGGAATAGGTCAGGCAATTTCAAATGTAGGCAGTGGATTATCTAAAATATCAAATGCTTTAAAAGCTAAGGAAGAACGGGATCAAAAACAATTAGTATTAAATACTGATACAGCTTTTCGTAAAGATTTACAAGATATATTATATAGTAATCAGATTGAAGAAGTTAAAGATAAAGATGGAAATATAACAAAAAAATCAGTAGGACTATTAAATAGAAATTTAAACCAAGCAACCGGAATTTCACAAGATTATGATAAACAAATAGTTACATTAAAAAATAAATATTTAAAAAATAAATCTAAAAATGCACAACAACTTTTAAACAATTTATTTGATAATACATGGTTAAATAATAGAGATAATGTAATTAGTCATGAAGCTAACCAATATGAAAAAGCTGCACAAAATTCTTTAAATGCAAATTTAATGCTTTTACAAACCGAAGCTATTAAAAATCCAAATTCTAATAATATATCTTATATTTTAAAAGATGGAAAAGATAAAATTAAAGCCTTAGATGGTGGCAAATATAGCAAAGAAACTATAGATTTAAAAGTTCAAACTTTTAATGATGGAGTAATTAAAAATACAATAGAAACATTGTTAAATAATAATAATTATGTGCAAGCACAAGTTATACTTGATAAAAATGAAAAAAATGTTAGTGGAGAATTATTTTCAAAAGCTAATGAACAAATAAAAACAGTAGAAAGAAATGATAAAGAATTAATTTATAATGTAAAATTATTTGATAAATATGGCGAAAATAAAGAATTAGCTGATAATGATATTTTAAATAATACAACTCTTTCAAATGAAGATAAAGCACGTCAACTATCTAAATATAACACTTTTTTTAATTTAAAACAAAATGAAATAAAAAATGCTGAAAATAATGAAGTTGATAAGTTATATAATAATGCAGAATTAATTTTTAAAGAAAGAGGCGGAAGAGGTTATAACGAAACATTAAAAATGATTAGAAATTCAAATATTCCTTTTGATAAAAAAAATAGTATAAAAAATGTTATTGATGATATATATGGTATAGGTAAAACAAAGAAAAGTGATATAACTACTTGGCTTAAAGTATATGAAGGTGTGAATAATGGTGAGTATACAAATATATGGGATTTAATGAAAGATACGCAGATAACAGATAATTTAAACAATTCAGATATAAAAGCATTTGCTAAAGCAATGAATGGTGGAAGTTTAAATAAGTTTGATAAATGGAGTTTACCAAAAAATTATAATAATATTATACAAAGAGAAGAATTAGCAGGCGAAGATGCGGCAAGAATGTATGATTACGCTTCAGGCGTAATGGTAGATACCGAAAAAAAATTAGATAGAAATTTAAGTGATGTAGAAAAGTATAATATTTTAGAAGATTCGGTTAAAAAAATAACTATAGAAAAACAAGAATTATTTGGAATAGATTGGTTAAAAAAAGATATTCAAACTAGAAGATATATTTTAGAGCCAACAGATGTATGGGATGAACAAAATCAAGTATGGATAAGAAAAATAAATGATAATTATGTTATTATTGAGAAAGAGGATATTGAATAAATGAAAAAAGAATTTAAAAAGGTTTCGCAATTAGAATGGAAGTATCCATATGATATTTTAATTGGTGATATTTCTAATAACCTTCTAAAAAATTTTCCAGAAATTAAAGACAAAAAAATTTTAGTAATAACAGATTCAAATGTAGAAAAATTATATCTAAACGATTTATTAAAAATGCTAAAACAAAAAGGCTATTCTGCCAACTTCCACACAATACTAGCAGGCGAGCAATACAAAAATTTAGAACAAATAAATTTAATATATAAAGCTTGTGTAGCTCACGGTTTAGATCGAGACTCATTAATAATTACTTTAGGTGGCGGAGTAGTTGGCGACATGGCTGGATTTGTTGCTGCGACTTATTTAAGAGGTATAAATTTTGTGCAAATACCCACCACTCTTTTGGCACAGGTTGACGCAAGTATCGGCGGAAAGACTGGAATTGATTTAGAATTTGGTAAAAACCTAGTTGGTGCATTCCATCAACCAAAATTAGTTTGGATAGATCCTAATTTTTTAAAAAGTTTAGATGATAGAGAATTTAAAAATGGGTTAGCAGAAGTAATAAAATATGGAGTAATTTATTCAAAAGAATATTGGGATTTTATGTATCAAAATATAGATAAAATTTTGTCAAGAGAGGATGATATTTTATTAGAAATTATAAAAATGTGTATCTTAGCAAAAAGTAATATAGTGTTGAAAGATGAAAAAGAAAAAAAACTACGAAAAATTTTAAATTTTGGGCATACTCTTGGGCATGCTTTGGAAACCTCTTTAAATTACAATGCTGATCTTAAACATGGGGTAGCGGTTGCAGTAGGGATGGCTTTTGCTAGTTTTGTTTCTGTTCAAATGAATTTATGCGATAAATCATTAGAAATAAATCTTATAAATTTATTAGAAAAAATAGATTTTAGACTTAATTATTGGAAACAAAAATTATTGGAAAATAATCAAATAGATAAAATTATTAAAATTATGTCATTAGATAAAAAAAAATCAGAAGGTAAATTAGATTTTATATTAATAGAAAATTTAGGAAAATGTAAAATTGTTCCTCTTGAATTAGAATTTATAAAACAAATGTTGATTGAATGGAAAATAAATAAGGAAGTAATAGAATAAATGACAATAAAAGTTAACGATCCTAATGAAATAAAAAGATTAGATACGTTGTTTGCAGAAAAAGATAAAAAGGTTAAAAGTAATAATCTTAAAAATTCTTATGTTCAAGCCCATGATACGCCTATAGAAGAGGCTATTGATAATCAAAAACTAGCTAAAGATACAAATTTAGATGTTTGGAATTTTAACGATAATAAAGATAATAAAAAATCGGTTAAAGAGATTGCTCTTCAAAAAGAAACTGCTAAAAAAAATTGGAACAAAATAGAAACTGAAAGCCCTGTATTATCTAAAAAAATAGTTAATCCAAATAATATGGCAACCGTTAGAGACGATATAGATAATTTAAGTGAACATGAAGGGGTATTGAATGGCTTAGATTATTTAATAGATACTTCAAAAAAAATGTTTGATTTTAAAACTAGTGTAAAAGCAACTAAAGAAACTGAAGCATTTGCTCAAAAACAAGCTAATATTTATCAGCAAGGTTATGAAATGGGGCAAGGATTATCTAATATTATTGAACAAGGGCAACAATCTTATTTAAAAACAGGCAAATTTGAAAACCAAGAAGAAATAGATAAATTACATGCTAAAATAGAAAGTTCTCCTGATCTAAATAAATATGATATTATAGGTGGTTTTGTTCAACAATTACCTAATATAGTCGCAGGTGGAAAAGCTGCAATTAAAGAAGGAGCAAGACTAGGGCTTGCAGGTGCGAGTGCTGGTGCATTATTAGGCGGTCTTGGTGCTGCTTTTACAGCTACGGGTGGAGCAATTGCAGGGTTTGGGACAGGGGCAATAAAAGGAGTTTTTGAAACTACAAAAAAATTAGAAAAAAATTTAGCTTTATATGAATATTCACAAATGAAAGATGAAAATGGTTTGCCAATGTTTACGCCTGAAGAAGCTTTGAAAAGATCTGAAATAGTAGGAAATATAAATGGTATAATTGAAGTATTGACGGATGTTGTAGCAGTTTCGGTAGGCGGTAGAATAGGTGGTAAATTATTAGGTAAGACAACTTCTAATATTTCTAAAAACTTTATAAATGTTATAAAAAAAATGCCTATGGGTGATAAAGTTGCAGATATAATTTTAAAGAATGCAGAAAAATATGCAGGCATGTCTTTGAAAAAAGCAATTATAAATGCAGTAATGAGTATAGGAAGTGCTTCATTAAGTGAAATCGCACAAGAAACAACACAAGAATTAACTACATCTCTTGCAGGACAAAAACAAATTGATATAGGAACTGCTTTAGAAAGAGCAGGTAGCGTTATATTCCCCACTTTTATATCAACATTACTCCCAAGTTTAGTAGGGGGTGGGGCAAGTGTATATGCTGATATAGGAAAATTATCTCAAAATTCTAAAACTTTTAAGCGGAGTCCTGAAATTTATAAAGAATATTTAGATGATATTACTAAAAATACTGATAAAGAAAATATTTATATTCCTGTTACAAAATTTGAGGAAGTTTTAAAAAAAAATAATTTAGATATAACTGAGATTGTTGATAGTTTAGGTATTCAAGAATTTTATCAAGAAGCTAAAAATAATGAACAAAATTTAGGCGAAGAAAGTAAATTATCTAAAATTAAAATTCCATATTCTGATTGGGTAGTAAAAAATAAAGAAATTGAAGAAAAAACAAGCAAGAATATTTATGATTTATTTCAAGATGATGTTTCGTTTAATGAAAATGAATATACTACTAATGAATTAAAAGAACAAGTATCAGAAAAACAAGTAGCACAGGAATTAGAAAATATAGAAGAAGAAATTGCACAATATAAACAAGAATATATAGAACAGGAAACTACAAAAGAAGAAGCATATAATTTTTTAAAAACTAATCTTGAAAGTATAAAAAAACCTAAATATATTAATACTAATACTTGGAAATCTGCTATTGATAAATATTCTAAATTATATGCGTCACGTGTTATATCTGAAGCAAGTAGACGCGACTTAACTCCGCAAGAATATTTTGAACAATCTATTAAACCTCAAATTTTATCTGAAACTGTTTTAGAAGAACAAGAAATAGATAGTCGTAAAGAATTTGTTAAAGAAGTTAAAAGTTATATAAAAAAAGGTGGTTTAATATTTATACCTGAAAATGTTAGAAATGATTGGGTAGAAGCTAGAAATAAAAATCCTTTTTTATTTACTAATAAAAAAGAGAAAAGTGCAATTTCTACTGATGAATTAGTTGATATGATGGGTATTTCTGAAAATGAAATAATGGAAAGATTAACTACTGGTATTGAAATTCAATTACAACCTTCTAGGATAGAAACTTTTAAACAAACAATAAAAGATAAATTGCCTACAGTTTTTAAACAAAAAGATAAGCAATTAAAAGATTTAACTAAAACACAAGAATTTAAAAAATGGTTTAAAGATAGTAAAGTAGTAGATAAAAAAGGGAATCCTTTAATAATTTATCATGGAACAAATGTAGATTTTGCGGAATTTAACACTAATACAATCGGAGATTATGGAATAGGTGCATATTTTTCAGCAGATAAAAAAATAGCTTCTCAATATGGAAAAATAGAATCTGTTTATTTATCTATTAAAAATCCTTTAATTACTAAAGATAATTTGTATGGAGAAAATTATAGAACAAAAACAGTAAAAAAAACACGTGAAGCTGAATTAGAAAGATTAAAAAAAGATGGATATGATGGGAAAATAATTTTAGATCATAATGGAAATTTCCTTTATTTTATAGCATTTCATCCTAATCAAATAAAGTCAACAGAAAACATAGGGACTTTTAGAACTACTACGGCAGATATTTTTAAACAAGCCGATAAAAATATATATGGACCTGTAAAAGGTGCTATTTCATTCCCAGATAATAAAGCAATTATTACATTATTTGAGAATGCAGATACTTCAACATTTTTGCATGAGATGAGTCATTTTTGGCTTAAAGATACTTTTGATTTTATAAAATCTGGAAAAGCAAATGAACAATATATCTCTAATTATAAAGAGTTGCAAGAATGGTTAAAAATAAAAGATGATCAAACAAAGTTAACTACGGAGCAACAAGAGGAATTTGCAAGACATTTTGAAGCCTATTTATTAGAAGGTAAAGCTCCTAGTAATTATCTTAGAAATGTTTTTAGTAATATTAAAAAATGGTTATTAAATATATATAAAGATATGCAAGGTTTAACGACGGTCGCAGAATTAGATATAAATATTTCTGATGAAGTTAGAAATATTATGGATAGATTAGTTGCGACCGATGAAGAAATAAATTTAGCAAGTCGTAATATGAAATATGATGTTAGTGTTGATTTAAAAAATGTTTCACATGAAACAAATCTAGTACAATTACAAGAACAAGCACACGAGAAAGCAATTTCTATTCTTCAAAAAGAAACTATGAAACTTTTTTTAAAAGAACAAAAAGATAAAATTAAAGCGATTAAAGAAGAACAAACGCCTATTATATTAGAACAACTTAAAAAAGCACCTAGATTTGCGATTATGGAAGATGTAAAGACTAATTTTAAGCAAGATGCAACTATAGTATCAAATAAATATTTAGAAATATTAAAAAAAGAAACAAATACACAAAAAGAAATAGATTATGCTATTAAATTTGAATTAGATATGGAACAAAAAGGATTAGACCCAACCGAAATAGCAAATGATATTATAAATGGGGAAACATTAAATGAAGTATTAAATAGAGAATTAAATATATTTATAGAACAAAATAATTCTGAATTATTAGAAACTGAAAATATAAGAGAAGAAGCGTATATTGCTTTACATAATGATAAAACTTTAGAACTTTTAGAATTAGAACAAACAATTTTAGAAGAATTAGTAAGCGATGCAGAATATAAAGCAAGAGTAAAGCAATATAGAAGTAAAATTATAGATTTAAATATAGAAACAGCAAAAACTAAAGCAGAAAATATTTTATGGAATAAACCTGTTAATACTGCAAGTATTTTTCAACCTTATTACACAACAGAAAGAAATGAAGCTATTAAATCAGATAAAAATTTAAAAAATAAAAATTATCAAAAAGCATTAGAACATAAAAGAAAACAAATTTTAAACAACGTATTAGCAAGAGAGTCATACAATATAAGAAAATTATTACTTAAAAGTGAAAAATATTTAAAAAAAACTCAACGCAAAAAGAAAGAATTATTTAAAGATCAAGAATATTTTAATCAAGTAGCAGTATTATTAGATAGATTTGGGTTTCCTAGAAAAGATTTTGATATAAACACAAAAAAACAAACTTTACTTCAATTTGCAGAACAGATGTCAATTGATACTGAAAATGTAGGGTTTGCAAATTGGTTATATGATGAAGCATATAGAAAAGATTATAGACTTTTAAATATTGGTGAATTATTAGATGTAGTTAATTCTTTAAAAAATATTCAAAGAACGGCTAATATTAAAGATAATTTTATTAAAATTTCTAATAGACAAAATATTAAAGAGCATTTGTTGTTATTAGATGAAACTATAAATAAAAATATAAAAGCAAAGGATAGAGAAAAAAATAAAGTTAAAATTAAAACAGATAGTTTTTTAAAGAAAGGTTGGAATAATTATTGGGGAACTATTACAAAAATTGATAGTTTAATGTTAAAAGCAGATAGATTTAAAGATAATGGTATATGGGATGAAACATTTACAAAACCTATTAGAGAAAGTGCTAATGTAGAAAGCAAGTTAAATACAGAATATTTTAAAAAATATAATGCTATTTTAAATAAATATTATAATGATCA